AGCATTTCGGATTTCCTCCTTTTCAATACCATCCATCCCAAGATGGAGTGGCTTGTTTAACTCAATAGCCATGAGGCCCAGCGCAGTACGTTTGACGCTTTCTTCAAGAGCTATGTAGCCAAGAGATTCACCTTGCTTGAGTAGGCTGTGAGCAAACTCACGAGTAAGCTGTGACTTACCAATGCCTGATCCTGCTGTGACTGTAATGATCTCACCCTTGCGTATGCCTTGGGTCTTTTCATTAATGCCGTTGTAAGGATACTGGGCTGCTTCAACATTATCGTCAGCGATAACTATGTCCCATATATCTTCACCAGCTAGGATACCATCAGGTCTGTGAACCTTAGCTTCCCATACTGCATCAACCAGTTCCTTTACTCGGCTGGCTTGCAGCATATCACTCGCATCCTTGAGTGGTAACTTTGCTACCTTGCATTTTCCTGGAGTGAATAGTCCTGCACACTCTTCCGCAGCTTTACGTCCAGCATCATCTTGGTCAAACATCAAGATAACACTGTCGAATTTCTCTAGCCATTCAAGCTGGTTAGATAAGCTACGCTTTGCACCTGCTGCACCTTGGGCTATAGAGACTACAGGCCATCGGTTCTGTAAGGCTTGGCTCATAGAGAGAGCATCCAGCTCACCCTCGACAACAGTAATCATCTTACCACCATCACGCCATAGGTGCTGTCCATACAGTCCTGCTTTCTTAGCGTCACCTTTGAATAGAAAGTCCTTGTTAGGGAAGCGTATCTTCTGACCTACTACACGACCATTAACGTCTTTGTAGTTGGCTATCTGTACAGTCTGCCCATTAAAGGTTCCAACTTGGTAACCCCACATTTTACAGGTATCGGCTGATAACTTACGTCTGCCTAGCGCAACGCTGTCACCTTGTACTGGTGTGAATGTAGCTGGTGCTACTGGCGCATCAAACATTTTATTATCCTCCTCTGCGTTAGTGTGGGTGTTGCACGAAAAGCAGTAGTGGTGGCCATCTGAGTACAGAGCATTGGCATCACTGCTCCCACAATGTGGGCAAGCTTCTTTCCTTATTAGTGTGCTTTCTGCTTCACTCTGCATCTTCTTCTAGCCAATAACCGAGCTGCATTAATTCATCTTCAATGATGCAGCACCACTGGTCTAAGTGAGCGAACAACTGTTCAAGATCACGATAGTCACCCTGTTCAAATGAAGCTTGCAGAACTTTCTCAACAAGGGTTGCGTTTACTTTAAGCTCAGATTTTATTTCCATCTTGTATCCACTCCTCTGGTATCTCTTCCCCCTCTGCCCAGAGAAAGCCTTGCCTGTCTGCCCACTCACCACAGGTCATTTTGGTTCCGTCTTTTCTTTTCTTTGCTCCGTGTATCGGAGAGTTTCCACGTTGGAATAGAAAACGAATGTCCAAGTCTGGGTGCTGGGCTTTGACAGCTTTCATCTTTCGCTGTGCGTCCTGTCGGAAGAAGCCTTTAAGTTCTATGTAAATGCCATTGACTAGTAGATCAGGATAATACTTACGCTCTACTCTGTAGGGTAAGCAGTGAGGCTCGTACTGATACGAAACCCCACGCTGATCTAATTTACCAATGACCCTTTCCTCAAAAGTCCCCTTCAGCTTGCCCATATTCGGTAGCCTCGTCATCAAAAGGACTGTCATTCGCATCGTCTTTAGCTACTGCTGCTGATACGAAACCATCTTCATCATCAAACATTGAGGAGCCACCACCATATTCAACAAGGTCAATTACCTGCACACCTTTCATACGGAGTGAGACACCGACCTGCTTGGTACTTGCCATCATGTAGGGGATAGGTTCATAGGCTACCTTAATGACTGAGCCATTGCCGATAGCTGTATCCTTATCTATTGGTGTACGCTTGGCATCAACCACAATAGGCTTCTGCTCATAGGTATCACCAGTACGAGTAATGACCTTGGCTTTGAGCTTTAACTTAAACTCAATGTTACCAGTGGGGTCACCATTCTGATCGTACTCAGGTTCATAGGGAGTCTTAGTGGACAGGCCATTCTTTAACTTTGGTTTGGCCTTGATCTCTTCTTCCCGTCGCGCATCAACGAGACCATCAAGATACTCACAAACTTCAACAGCTTCAGCTTCAGGTATGAGTACATTAACTGAGTAGATACCATTAGTATCAAACTTAGTATCAGGCTCAAACACCTTACACCAAAGAGCTTTCCCTTTCATTACGCTAGTTTTACCAGCCATACTTTCTCCTAATATTTAAAGATAATATAGTTACCTAAGTGTAACATTTACACTGGGGCGATAGTGCAACTTTAGGCAAAGAAGTAATCAGACTTTAATATCTGATCTAAGTCTAAGTTACCCTTAGCTGGTGGCTTCGGAAGCTCCACACTATCCCCCAATACTTCACGGGCATGGTCGTATAATTCCTGTAAGACATCATGCTCTTTATACATGGTGACAAACTCTTCCCTTAGTATGTCAACGAGCTTGGGCATATTAGGACTATGTGTTCCATAGCTATCATGCACCATTGCAAAGTCAGTAATCCCTACGTCCAAACAGGAGTTCACTGTCTTAGTTAATGCAGCCGCATCCATTGAGTGAATGAAATTAGGACTGCTACCTGAAGCTGTCTTACTCTTACTGATCGTATCTTCTAGCTGCTGTTGGTAAGCAAGCATTACAATACTGCCATCAATAATAGTTTTAACTCTGCGTAGTTTCAGCTCTGGGTATGCCTGCCTTACCAATAGGTTTGTAGGTGTAATCCACTCCATTGGTTTGTTGTGCTTGGCATAAGTTCTACCCACCTCTTTGACATAGTTCATAACCTCTCGTGCTGAAGTAATCACTGTGCCTATCGCTGCCCATATATGTGCCGCCATGTACAGGGATGGGTTGAAGTAATCATCACCCCAAGGTGACACTGCACCCTTAACCACACGCTCTTCTATGGCCTCCTCAATGTACGCTCGGCAGGCGTGTTGTGTTCCTGAGTATGGCACGATCATAACACTACGCTTTGTAAGCTTACGATCTATGCCAAAGTCTAAGCACTTCTTAGCCATCTCATTACCAAGCCTAGCCTCTACTTCAATACTTCGCTTGGCCTCATTAGCTACGTCAGTGTAAATGTCTTTGGGTAGTGCAGATGGTATTAGGTTTACTGCTGCACCTGCTCTCTCATCTCTGAGTATTGAAGACAAATGCTGCAAGCCATTACAAGATCCATCTGCTGATGTAGGCTGGTGTGTTATGAAACCTGGACCTTGCTTAATCCATTGATCCCACTCAAAGCACCAAGCTAAAAACTGCCAAGGCTTATCAGCATCAGTCCACCACAGATATTCATAAGGTGCTTCAGCTACCTTAGCCACCTGTTCATTGTGAGCATAAGCCCAGCGCACTCTCTCTTGTAAACTAATCTTGTCTTCACCGAATACATTAGCACCTTGTATAGCTAACCACTCTGCCTCTTCCTCGTTGTTAATTGGAACACCATTAGCAAACTCAAGTGTTGCCTTACCCCAGTCAGCTACCTGTGGAGACATGAAAGATTCTACAGGGTACTTGCGACCACGGAAGTCTAGCTGCCACACAAACCAGAACTCAGGGTACTGGCAGTAGTCCTCAGCTATCTCAATAGTCCGATCAACTTGGATACGCTTTGACATAGACTTACCATTGAACTGGTAGATAGAGTTTCTACGCTTACGCCAATCTTTAAACTGTTCTTTCTCTACCTCACTTAAGTCAGCGGGTTCTTTGTCAAAGGGGTATGGTGGTAAGGGTAAGTCATCCCTTGGTGGAAGACCTGCCCACTCCTGCCCACTGTTCCAAGCCTGTCTGAGTACCTCAATAACTTTCTTGTTAGCTCTCCAAGGTGTAGCTTGTAATGCGTTCACACATTTGTACTCTTCAGACAAATCTCTATTGGATAATTCCTCGAAATATTTTCTAGTATTTTTCCGCATCAGTGTGCCCTCACAAAAGGTAATAAGTTTATAACGTCTGAGTGATAGCCACCCCCAAACAATCCTTCCCAATCTCTAGGTGGTATGATGCAGGGTGAGTAACGAGGACGCTTAGTCATACCAGCCTCGTTAGACTTTTGTATCCATTCGAGAGTCTCAGGTGTAGCTTCAACAAAGGTAGTGGTCTTGTTGCGGCTAGTCTTCTGTCTCTTGATAGCAATGATACCTGTGGTCTGGATAATTATATCAACCATCCGTAGGCCAACGTGGATACGCTCCTCATTAGTCCACTCAGTATCCTTGTATCCATCCTTGTTCATCTTGTGTATCAATCCAGTACGCTTACTGCCTCGACCACTCTTTTCATTAGCTTGTCGGATAATGTTTTCAGCTATCTTACCTTCAGCTTCCAGCCAAACCTGGAGCCTAGCTTGATCCTCAATAAACATCCCAACACCACGGGCTACTTTCATTAAAGTGTAACGCTTACTTATCCCATCAATGACAGTGATAAGTGCTAGGTATGCAACCTGATCTGCATTCATGTTCTTCAATTTTTTTCTAGCAATATCTCTATTAGAAGTTGTAGTGGATTGAAGCTTGGCTACCCCCTTTGAAACTTCCTGGACCACGCTGGCTATCATCATGCGTCCATATGTGGTTTTGCTTTCGATCCCCTTGCTCGACATTTTATCGTTATTTCTTCGGTATCTTCGGATACCTTCCTGAACCATTTCATACTCTAGTTGGTACTGATCTTCTAATGTGGGCATTCTAGTATTGCCTCCGTAGGCCACAGGTTTAGGCCACACTGGTGGTCAAAGCGCAAAGTCTCTACGCCAGTGTAACAGTTAAGTAGGCCACCAGAATTAACTGGTGAAACCCTTTATTTATATGATGAATA